TCGGGCAGCAATCGCGTTTTTGCTCGCGGCCAGCGCGCCCATGGCGCCTTTCCAGTCCCCCGCAGCAACCGCGCGCGCCAACTTTGGATTTGCTCGCCCCCGCAGGTAGTTGCCGCCCGCGCTTGAAACCGCCCCCAGAGCTTTGGCGAACGCCTCGCGCCGCTGCAACCGCGTTCCTTTACGCTGCGCGGGGGTTGTTGGTAGCGCAGGGGCCTCCACCTTCTGCGGCTCGGTTGGCGCTGCGCGCTCCTTCCGGCGGGCTACCCGCACCCGCGCTTGGGCGGCATCAAAGTCTTTCTTGAAGCCTTTTACGCTGTCAATGTTTTCCGTCACGTACCCGTCAATATCAGGGTCGCCCGCCCGGGCGGGGTCGGTCCAGGCAGCCGCAAGCTGCTCCAGAGCCGCGGCGTATTCCTGATCGGTCTGCGCGCTCTCGACGTTTCCGATTAGCTGTTCTGCGGCTACTGCAGTGGTAGCTGGTCCTTCAGCCACAGGTTCTGGCTCAACAGCTGGCTCACTAGCTGCCACTCCGGCTCCGTCAGATGGCTCAACCCCAAGGGCACCGGCGCCTGCGGGTCTTCCATCGACAGGTACGCCCAAGCTAGGCTCAACTGGCTGTTGCTCAGCCGCTGGCTCAGGTCGAAGGTCACCTCCACTCGTTTCGGGGTAGATCGCATTGAAGATGGCCTGTCTGTTTTTGTCTCGATCGGGGGTTTTGGCAAACGCTTCCCGCGTGTCCTGCACCTGCTCGGGGGTCAACGCAAGGATATTCTCGACAAACTCTTTGCCATTGGGGCTCGTAGACCAGTTGAACACGCGCCCGCCGACAGCGTCTTTGGTCAGCGCAGGGTGCGCGGGTTCCGGTTTGGGGCGTAGCGTAGGCTCTGGAATGACTTCCGCTGCATCAGTTGTGGCTGGCTCTGGCTCCAGGTCCAGTCCTGGTTGGGCTACGCTAGTCGTTGGCTTGCCCTCCGGCGTACGGCGCAAGCGCAGCGGAAGTTGGCCGGCGGCTTCCAATTCCTTCATCGTTGGTGCAGCGGCCTCAGCCTCAGCCTGCGGCGCTTGTACGCCAGAGTACCCCACCCCCGGTAGGAACGCCTGCACTGGCGGGCGTGGCTCTTGTTCCGCCATCGGCGTGGTCGTGGGCTGCCCTTCGGCCGTTCGGCGCAACGGCAGCGGTAGCTGGCCGGCAGCCTCCAGCTCGGCTTGGGTGGGCGCAGCGGGCTCCGTCTCTGGGGCGACCGGCAGCGCGCCCATACCGCCCATCTCGATCTGTTGCATACCGGGCGCAGCGAACGCGCTCTCTTGGGCCAGCGCTGCCTCTCGCGCAGCTTGTTCTTGCGCCTGCCGGCTACTGGTAACCGCGGCTACGTTCATGCGGGCTTGCGTGTCGCGGATTTGGGCGATAGCCGCACGGGTCTCTGGCGTGCGTGGCTGCTGCATCAGGAGTTGCTTGCGCTGCTCCAACGCGGCGTAGTCGCTACCCTGCATGACCTCTTCTGCAGCGGCAAGCTCATCGGCGCGCGTGGCCCGCTGCTGCTCCCGTGCCTGTTCCCGCAGGGTCTGGGCTTCGACCTCCGCCTGCTCCTCTTCAGACGGAGCCTGTGCGGCACCGCGAGCCCGCCGGCCGAGCGCCAAGTCAAGCACCCCTTGAGCAATAGCGCCCACGGCCCCGCCGTACGCCGCCTGCTCACCTAAACCTTCGATTAGCTCCTGCTCGGGCTTGTACACGCCTTGGGCGATCAGGTTCTGCGCAAATCCCGACGCAGCTTCTTGAGCCGCTTCTTCGCCGCCGGCCGCCAGCGCTCGCTTGACCAACTGCACCCCGCCGCCGGTAATTTCATTTGGCAGTCGATTGAGAATCCGAAACGGCGCGAACGCCTCCAATGCTCCAGGCAGCGTACCCAACGCCGTAGCGGTAGCCCGCTGGTCGCCCGTGGCGCCCGCTTTCTCTGCGCGCGTGCGAGCTTCTCCAGCTCCGGCACCAACACCCAGACCAACACCTGCAACGCGCCCCGCCAAGCCCAGAGGGCCGAGCCCCAAGAACGGAAGGATTGATCCGCCGGCCTCACCCAGTTTGCGTCCAACAGTTTCCTCATACCCTGGGGCTGCAGCAAACGGCGCCTTGGCAGCGCCGGCCACTTTAGCGATGCGCTCTCGAACCGCGGGCTCGTACTCATCAGGCAGCAACGCAGACGTACCGATAGCGGCTTGCTCGACCATCCCAACGGCGCCCGGCACCAGCCCCTTGAAGGCCTCTTTGACTTGCCCTCCAATAGTAGGTTCTGTGCGAAGAACGCCGGCCGTAGGGTCCCGGCGCATAACCTCTGCGATTACGTCAGCTTGCGTCGCCCCG